AATTTCGAAAACTGGTTGCGCCAAAATGCACTACCATCATCACGATTGTATTGTTGTAGTGGTTTCTGCCATTTCTTATCACCGGGCAGATAACCGTTTTTACGTGCTGTGTCGCCAGAAACGATTTGAACGCCGCCGACTGCACGCTTTATATCAGTGAGGATAAATTGTGAAGGCGCTATACGAACGAGACTAGCATCTGAATTATCCTTTTGCAATAATTCAATCATGTCGACTTTGGTCTTGCGTGTAGTACGGTATTCATGCTCTGGATGATAAATACCATCATCTTGCGGAACCCAAACAGCATTCAAACATCCATCACCAAATACATAATCAGCATCAGTAAACCATACAACATCAGCTTTTGATGATTTTGCGGCAAGGTTTCGTCCAATAGGTCTTTGATATACAGATTGGATCGGCATATGGATGAAATTCCACGTTATCCACGGTTTATTTATACCACTAAAACATGTTAAAACATTAGTTGTCGGCTTATCATCAGCGGCATAAATAACGGTCATCGTAACTGGTTGGCTCTCATAGAGTATCAGAGAGCTAAGGTGATAATTCAACAAAGTAGCAAATCTTCTACCAAAACAATGAGTGACCAACTCGATCATTTTTGATACGTCTCTATCGTTCTACCGCATACGCAGCATTCAAAGTAATCTGGATTTGAATTTTCGAACATATGCACAGGATCTTTACAGACATGAAACCCAAACAAACAGAATAGTCTGCCAATTATGGGGAAACCGCCAGAGATGCATGCCATCATATGATTCATTTATGGATATTCCACCATTGAACTGTCCGCTCCAGACCTACATCAAACGGTGTTTCTGCACTAAACCCAAACTCTCTACGTGCTCTTTGTATATCAAGACATCGGCGCGGCTGGCCGTCTGGTTTCGTCAAATCATGGAAAATCTCGCCATCAAACCCAACAATCTTCGCAATTTTTATGGCAAGTTCGTAAATTGTGATTTCGAAACCTGCTCCAATATTCACTGGCTCCGGATGGTCGTATAATCGAGTCGCCATCACCAATGCTCTAGCACAATCCTCGACATATAAAAATTCACGGCTTGCTTTGCCGCTTCCCCATATAATGACCCGATCTTCGCCCTTGTCTTTTGCTTCTTGAAACTTGCGGATTAGCGCCGGAATGACATGGGAGCTCTTTGGGTCGAAATTGTCGCCTGGGCCGTATAGATTGACTGGCAGCAAGAAGATTCCATTCATACCATATTGCTGTCGGTAAGCCTGTAACATTACTAACAACGCTTTTTTCGCAATTCCATACGGTGCGTTTGTTTCTTCTGGATAACCGTTCCATAGGTCTTCTTCGCAGAATGGGACTTTGGTGTGTTTTGGATAGGCACAAATAGTGCCAACTTGAACGAACTTCTTTAACTTATTACGTCTGGCGTGCTCGATTAAGTGCACACCCATTATCATGTTGTGATAGAAGAACTTGCCTGGGTTCTCTCGGTTCGCACCAATACCACCAACAAGAGCAGCTAAGTGTACAACTATATCAGGTTTAAGGTCGTGATACATCCGCACGACACTGTTCTCATAAATAAGATTATAGTCCTCGGTACTTGGCGTTAGTAAGTTTCTGTCAGGAACACCAGCTAATCGAAACATAGCCTGAACATTCTTGCCGAGAAAACCGTTGGCACCAGTAACAAGTATACGGTTGTTTGCAAAATCAATCATATCTTGGAATCCAGCAAGATTTTTTCAGATCGAGCTAATTCCATATCACGCTCGACCATCATTTTCACAAGTTGCTTAAATGTGACTTTCGGCTTCCATCCAAGTTCTTCTCTAGCTTTCGAAGAGTCGCCCAATAGTAAATCAACCTCTGTCGGTCGAAAATATCTTGGGTCTATCTCGACGAACTTGTTCCAATCCAAATCGAGTAACGAAAATGTCTCTTCGACAAATTCTCGAACTGATCTGGTCTCGCCTGCGGAAATTACGTAATCGCTGGGGCGGTTGTGCTGCAGCATAAGCCACATGGCTTCAACATAATCGCCTGCATATCCCCAGTCGCGTTTAGCGTCTATATTACCAAGAAATAACTTGTCCTGTAAGCCAAGCTTGATACGTGTAGCAGCACGTGTCACTTTTCTTGTAACAAACGTCTCTCCGCGCTTCGGACCAGTATGGTTAAATAATATGCCATTGCATGCGAACATATTATAAGCTTCACGATAATTGATAGTTTGCCAATACGCAAAGGCTTTTGCACATCCATACGGACTACGTGGATAAAATGGCGTAGATTCATTCTGAGGCGTTTCAACAACCTTACCAAACATCTCGCTACTAGAAGCCTGATAGAATTTTATATTAGAGCTGACAGATCTGATAGCTTCCAATAATTGTAATGTTCCAATAGCTATCGATTGTGTTGTATAGACAGGCGTATCGAAGCTGACGCGGACGTGTGATTGGGCTGCGAGATTATAGACCTCATCTGGTGCAACCGTCTTGATAAGGTCGGCTAAACCTATTCCGTCAGTTATATCACCATAATGTAGAAACATCCGTGCTTCTTTCACATGCGGATCTTGATACATCGACTCGATACGTTCGGTATTGAAACTACTTGACCTACGTATCAGACCATGAATCTCATAACCTTTAGATAGGAGAAGCTCACATAAATGGCTGCCGTCCTGTCCTGTAATGCCGGTTATGAGTGCTTTCTTCACTTTGTCAGCTTCCAAGTCATGTTATATCTGGTGTGATTAATCAGCTCTAATCGCCCAGACCAACCAAGTTCATGACATAAAGCAAGTGCCGCTTTCTCGTGGTTTTCTTCTAAACCAATAGAGCTATCAATTAAACGTGTTAATTGTATATTATTGCCGTCATCGTCAGCAACGACATATGGGCCATGAGGACCATTCGTATAATAATTAGTAATAATCTTCCTCATGGTACCTCTTTCGTCACAGCTAAGCATTAACCAGCTAAGGTCATGCCACGAAGAACGAATGAGCCCATTGATGGAATAGCTCTCGATCCTACGAGCCATGCATCGTTGCCTGGACCGTGCGAATTCGGGGTATGGACTTCAATTTTGCCGTTGTTGATACGTAGCATATCAAGAAATACGGCGTGATGCCACCAATCATAACCAACATAACAGCCCCATCCTTGGAGTAGAGCTGTTATAGTCTCTGCCCAAACATCATTGCCGCCAAGATCCCACCATTCTAGCGGCATGTAGTTCTTGCGTTCGTCCTTGTAATTCTGATTCCATTGTGACGGACTGATTTTGTGTTGCGGGACAGTCGCACGTGTGGCGATACCATTAGCCGAAGCGTATTCTAATGCCCGGTCCAGATAATAACCAGCATTCCTATAACCAGTTAGTTCGGCAAGCGACTCTGGTGCCAATTGTACGAATGGCTGTCCCATCGAATGACGGACTGACATTGCTGCTTCACATAAGCTATATGCCCAACAAAATCCAAGTCCATTCTGATAATCGGCTTTTGGATCGCTCTTCCATCGTTGTCCAATGAAAGAGCCTGATGCCGTCATTTGTGCAATTCGGTCTTTCCATTCGCTCTCTGGAATAATCGGAACATGCTCTGCAAAAACTGGAGCGCATGCTAGACCACCAATCTGCGTTTGTCGTGGCAGTGCACCAAATGTGAAACCGGCTGCTTCGCCTTCTGCTACAACATCAGCAAAATTGTCATCGTTGATCCATAAGCTCATGGTTTTCCTGCGGCTTTCTTAAGTGCATCTAATTTTGGTGGACATGGCATAGTGGTAATCTTGCCACCTGTCCATTTCAACGCCAAAACTGGAAGTGGTTTATCACCAACAGCATCAAGAAATGGTTGTGCTTCAGCGGAAGGCTGTTTTGCTTTACCTAACACATCTTTGTCCCAGACCGAGATGCCAAGTTTCTCAGCACCAGTAAAAAGCTCAACCCATTCCTCCGACAACGGTTTGTCGACCGAAGTCTCACGGACGATAACCGCCCTTTCTGGTACCCCAGCAGAGCCAAAAGGAACTAAGTCTGGCTTGACGATCATCGTCAAGCCGACCATAAGAAACAGAACAATGACAATTGGTGGTAATATTTTCTTCATTGCACCGGAATCTCCACAACAGTGCCATCAGTAGTGGTAACTTTTGCTGTCTTGACGGCAGTAGTCTCTACGACGGCTGTAGCTTCGGTTTGTGCCGTTTTCCAGGCCGCTATAGCACCCTGCCATAACGTATCAGCAAGAACATCACACGATTTCACAGCATCCGGTGATGCCTTTACGACATCAATCTTACTCAGTAGCTCAACATAACCAAGATTGATGGTCAATTGTGCTGTATCGAGTGCAGCACTAACTATTTTCCCACCTGTCGTCTGGCCGATTGTGGAACTTTTACCCCACATAACCCAAACCCAAGCCGCAAATGCAGCCAGTGCAAGTACAACAAGTGCGCATCCAATAATCTGAGTCATCGCCATGGTATCACCTCTGTTAGATCAAGTGGAAATCATTTAAGACGGCCACCAACTTTCTTCCAAACCCCAAGATTCTTTTTCTTTGCCTCGTCCTCAAATTGCTTCCAGTCGCTCGGAGCTTCCGGTAGTAATTTTGCCATCCCTAATCGAACTTGCTCTGTGTTAAGGCATTGGCCGTACGCACTATATACTAGACCTACGTACAGTCGACCTTCTGGCGGCTCTGCATCGACTTTCCCAGAGCCATCACAATCAAAGCATTCTATTTTCTGCGGCTTGTCTGGATTTGTTGTTATTATGTTTCTCAACTGCTGTGCGAGTGTTGGGCATGGAATGTTGAACTCTTGACATTCTTTACATCCACTTTCACCAACATGATTCAATATTGCTGTTTCACATTGGTCTATAGTACCGTAACTAAGTCTCAATCTGCCTTGCCCATTGCATTCCGGACACTTCGGATCTCTCTGGCAGAAGTAGCAAACGACCACACAAGTATCAAAAATCTTGCCAGTACCATCACATAAATCGCATTTGATTTTTTCTGGTTCTGTGTATTCAGAATCTGTAGTGGCAGATACTGGTTTTGGTAAAATCGCTGGTCTCTTGATTAGACCTTGATATGGGATTCTGACTACATTCCCAGCAAGACGTTCAAGAGATGAACGGCTTTCGTCAGCAAGGTCGCCGGATGGTGCTGCAACATATGATAGATTTACTGTTTTAGTGCGTCTTCCGCGAGAGCCTAGACCACATTCAAGACTAGTACCAGTAAGAGCACTAACGACCTTCAATTCTTGCCATTTTATTGGCAGAGGATCACGATGTTTGCTACAGGCAAAGTCACGACAAGAACCACCATGAAATATCCACCCGCCAAACAGTATTAAAGCGAGACAAGCCCATACTTGCCATGGTATTGCTGCCATGATTTTGACAATCACACCAAAAACTGAACCGAGAACAGCCATTATACCTGTGAGCATATAATCCTCAATAATCCAAATTTATCTACTAAATCGATCGTATGATAGATTTGCTTATGAAAGCAATATTTTGCTTAACGATCGATCAAAATAAGACTCGCCATACATATATTGGTCTGGCGGGTTTTTGTCGATGATATCTTGCTCTAGATATTGGAATAATTCTTTGCTAGCATCTACTGATAACCTACCGTGATGGCGTTTGTCACCATATTCGATATTGTATTCGATTGGCGCACTTAATCTGATTTCAGAATCGAGATCGGGCGGAGTATCGTAACTACCGGCATAATGTTTGCCAGACGATACCCAATTGATATGTAATGAAATCAACAATTGGTTAGCATGAAATCGACGTCCGACAGTATTCCTGAGTACCGGAAATAGCTCTCGTCGAACTATTCCCGGTACTTCAGTGTCATTCTCGAAGTACAGGACTCCGCCATCAATGTAAACATTGTATGACGAATCTCCTGGGACGTTGTTCCAGCTTTTTGGCATGATGTTAGATTCTGTTTTCGCCAGCTTTGACGGGCTTAAGGCCAGCAGCGTCCTTGACGCTGACATCAACCTTACCGTTGGAGTCGAAACCCTCTAACTCTTTGCCTTTCCCCTTGGGCTTCTGCGCACCCTTCTCTTTTGGCAGATCGCGATGATCCTGCTTCGTGGTGTCGTAGTCGCTCTTTTTGGGATCGGTGATATCCTTATCTTCCACGATCTTCTCTTCGCCCTCGATTTCCTCTTCGGGCTCCTCAGGTTCAGGAGTGTTGTCAGCCTCGAAGTTAGGCATCTCATCAGCAACAGCCTCCGGGCCTTCTGCTTCTGGTTCGATCCCCTGGTCGGTTACTGGCTGCATTTCGTTGGGCTCTCCAGCACCACCGAATTCACCACCGACTTCGTTACCTTCGTCGCCAAACTCACCAGCTTCGTCGCCGATTTCGCCGCCGACACCAACGATATCAATTTGCGACTCTTCGCCGCCTTCACCACCTTCGACGCCAGTGTCGACCGAAACAGAAACTGATCCGTCACTTCCAGCGGTAATTGTCGCTACGGCTTCTTGAAGAGCGTTATCTTCCTCTTCCGTGATTGGCCGGAACTGTTCAATCCCTTGGGCGAGCCACTTCGAGAATGGTTTGCTATCGCCGTTCCTGAGACCAGCGGCACACAATGCACTCTCGAACAGACTCTCTGGAATCGGAACATTTACATTACCGTCTTCGCTGAGAATAACAAATGGATCAGCGTAGTCAAGGATAAACCGAACTCCATCGAGATCGCCCTTCATACCCTTCCCGCTCTCATCGTGTTCGAGCCATACGATGTTGCGTCGGATACGTGATTCGTTCTTTGGACCCTCACCGTCTATTCCGGCGTCAGCTTCAGGCGGAGCACCATCGCCAAGCTCAGAAACACTATTGCCAGATGGCTTCTTGCGTTCTGTCTTGCCGAGGCTTGAGCGTCGTGGGTTGCGCCGACGCATCAAAGTGCCATTCTTGTATTGATCTTCAGCAATCTGATTAAACTGTTCAACAATGTTGTCGACAGTTGCGTTGATGCGGTGTTCGGGAATCCGCAAACCAGAAGCAACAATAGCCTCCATGGCTAGTTTATGGGTGTCGATATCTTCAAGATCAACATCCTTGGATTCGGCGAGCTTGAACATGTTAGAGACAACATCGTTCATCTCATCACGAAGGATAGATCGTCCGTAATCGACGCCCATGTTCGAAGTGAAGTCGACCGATTCGCCCATGGCGTACGGGTCATCACACTCATCGACCTCTTCGCTTTCGTCATCCTTGCTATCGTCCTTATCGTCATCCTTGTCGTCATCCTTTTTGCCTTCTCTCTCGGCAATCTTGTCCTTCAACCAATCCTTGTCCTCTGACATGCCAAGGGCTTTCCGTGTAACGCGCTCAGAAACTGGGGTGGCTGTCTTTTGCTTGCTGTCGAGATTAAGACCGCCCATCTCGTCCTCTTCATCGCCAAGTCCGAGATCGTCTTCCTCATCCTCGTCGTCGCCAAGTCCGAGTTCGTCGAGATCGTCTTCCTCACCCTCGTCGCCAAGGCCCTCATCACCAAGACCCTCGTCACCAAGGCCCTCATCACCAAGATCAGCGAGCTCGTCACCAGCCGGTTCTCCGCCCTCAGCAGCGCTTGAAGTACCACCGATCTGGATTAGCGGTGAATTGATGACAATATTCGGCTGACCGGCACCACCACCCACAGCGCCAAGATCGTCGCCAATCTCGTCACCAAGCTCTTCACCAGCGTCAATACCGGCGTTGGTCTCGGAGCCACCCTGTGTGTCGTAATCGTTCAACGTATCCATAGCCTCAAGCTCTTTGTGAGCCGAAGCCAACGTCTCACGAACTAAATAGACTGTAGCATCGTCGACTTCCGATTCCGAAAGTTTGTCGATGAGTTCGTTGACCTTCTCTTGTAACTCGACGTCCTCTTGAATCTTGGGGCTGTCACGCAGCAAACCCAACGCTGTGCGATACGCCTTTACTTCCTCATCACGAGGTGAGAGAGCTTCGTTGAAGGTCATATTCAGGAATTTGTCGTAGTCGCCATCGAAATCCTTCGACTTTTCGAGAACTGTCACATTCTCCAAAAGCGTCGGGTGCTGTGACTTCACAGCAGTCGCACGCCATTCCTTAACGATGGTGTCACGATTAACCTTCAAGTTTGTGCGGTAGAACAGTGTCGCAACATCGTTGCATAACTGTTGGTTCATGACCGCCCTGGCTGCCAAGGTATTCTCAACGAGAGTCTGGCACTCACGACGTGTGAGCAAACAAAACTCCTGCTGCTCAGCCAAGAAATCCTTAATGCCAGTGACGGCTTCGGAAATCTTGTCACCATCGACCAATTGGGCGATTTTGTAGATCCGTTTCTGGAATCCATCGGACTTATATGCCTGCTTGGCTGACTCTCGCATGTGAGTACCAACGACTTTTCGGCACGTCCATTCACTCACAGGCAACTTTTGACGCCGTTCACTGTTGAAACTGGCACTGATGACCCTGCCGCTTTCGAGCACGACTGAATCAGACAGGCTCTCTACCAACGCTTTCACCAATTTCTGCTTATGTGCACTACTCAAGTTCTGAGTGTGCGATTCGACCTGGAGCCGACGTACAACACCATCGCGTGTGCGAATGATGCCGGATGGCGGAATTGTATGTGGTGAAAACTTGTGTGCGGCGAGATTGTTGAATGTTGTTCGCATCGCCCGCTGGTCATTCGCTTCAATTGCGTTGACCAGACCATGGCAATCCTGTTCGAATAGCGATTGCTTTTGGCTTTCAACGATTTTGACAGGGCGGATGTTCGTGATGTTCACCTTGCCGCCACGCAGATGCTGGTGGTCTGCAGCATAATAGGCACCGCTATTGGTGTCTTCGATGAACAAGTTGCCCTCATTGAGAGCCGCGAGCCGCCACTTGGCTCCAACACGTTGCCCGAGCTTGGTGACCAACGATTCATACATAGCCACTTTGCTTTGGGCAGAATTGTTGATTGTACCAAGAAACTTTCTACTATCGAGCACGAGACTTTCGGCTTTGGTGGCCATGTAGTAACTCCCTATTGACTGCAACCAGCTCCGACACCCGGAGAATTCGATTGACTTATATAGTAATATTTGCTTTTAAGTGGGTAAGTCATCTTGGCTAATGTCAGTATCACTTCCTGCAGCCACAGATGCCGGTTGTCCTTTTAGAACATTCTTGATTTCATTTATTACTTCAAGACGTTCTTTTTCTGGTACAGACCACTCAACTAGCAAACCTTCACTTCCGTTCACGTCTTCGACCAGCATATCATCATTCTTCGGAACAGAACTCGTAAGTCCGTCTAGTTCCTTAGATTCCAATAAGTACTGGAATGGGTTCGAACCCCTTTTTGCACGCTTGGACATCTTGATCAAATTGCTGTATCGTTTCTTGCGTCGAGCGTCCTTACGTATTTCTAGAATTACCTTACGCTCGATTTTTCTACCTTCTACTTCAAATTCCTCTTCACCCTCAGGTTCCTCTTCATCACCAACCTCATCGGCATCTTCGGGGGCACCGCCTTCAGTATCGACATCAACATCCATGTCGAAATCGTCACCTTCTCCGCCCATGTCGCCCATACCACCAATGCCGCCGCCACCGCCGCCACCACCATCACCCTCTTCTCCGCCCTCAGATTCTTCTTCGGCCAACTCTTCCATTTCCTGGATTTCATCGGGCGACAAATCGGTAAATCTGGTGACAATCCAAGTTTTGGGGAACCAGCCAATTTCTTTCAAATCAGCCATTACGCTTACCCGCGTAGCCCAAGTCTCCATTCTATATAGATCGTCAAGTGCAGAACTAGAAGCTAACGACAGACTAAATCCTTTAATATCTTGGACTGAGTACCCGCGCAGAGCGAGATGGATAATTCCTATCTTTTGCAGGCTCAAGGCTATTTCAGACTGTATCCATTGGACGGCTTTAGCGAATTCGGCATCAGATTGAGCTAGTGATTTCTCATTTGGCTCTCCAGCTCCTTCACCAATGCCGACTCTAGCGAACGGAATCTTCAACGGAGAAATCATTTTCTTCTTGAAGTATTCGATATCTGATATTTTATCCATGTTCTCGCCACCAGGGAGAACCTCAATATCAGGGCCAGAACCATCTGGACGCATCGGTAAGAAGAAATCGTCTTCTTGGACAATCGGCGAAAATCGCTCGTCGAATGTGCCGGTAGTAGGGTTGTAAAATCGTTGTCTCTTGAATAGTCTTGCGATACTATTTAGATATTCAGGGACTTCCTTCGGAGGAATCATTCCTACAGGAATCTTATACTTGCGCTTCTCTGGGCCTCTGGTAATACGATAAATAAGTGAAGCATCTTCCATTAATCGCAATTGTTTAAATGGTTTGCGAGAACCATCTATTACAGCTCGGCCATAGGGTGCGTAAACTGATTCAAAATTCGTCAGACGCATATGCATGCAGGACCATGGGTGCATAAACACTGGTTCTGGGTACATATCGTCTTGGTAAAAGAATCCTACCAAATCGCCGAATCTTGTCTCAATGCGTGTAAAGTTGTAAATGTTCATGAACCGCAACGACGAAACACCTGTGCGGTTCCGATCAGTGACAACCTCAAATGCAGCATCGCCAAACTTACAGAGATATCTGGATGCTGGTCTTAGCCATCTGTCGACGAGCAGCGTATCAAAGAATAATTCCTCTAATTCTTCTTTGATTCGTCTGTTGGAAGCTCGAATAATAAGACCATGCTTGTATTCAGGATCGATTAAACTGCATTCGTCCGAGTAGAGATCCAAAGCCAGAGAGATTTCACCTGTTTGGTCCATCTGCTCATAGTCTTTATATCTCTCTAAACGATTGATTTGTAGATTAGTTTGCTGAAGAATTGCGTTTTGACTGGAGAAATCTAGGAAATCCCCACCAACAGCAAGCTTATCTATCGAAGACTGGTCTTGAAGTATCCGCTCCTGTTGATAGATACGGTTAGAACGGGTAAATTCTCTGATCCGATCCCAAACTAACCAATTAGCGGGCATAGTTACCTAACCTATATAGAGAACACAAGTTTTTCACTGTCGTATCTTTTCATACGGATATATTTCTCGGCAGGTCAGGCAAAGCCGACTATGGTATCTACTTATTTCGGGTAATGCTCTTCAGATTCACGCAATAATGCTGCTGGGTCGATCAGACCATGACCACTACCTACCTGCCCAATATTAATGGACGCATCAGACAATAATTCAACTATCTGCGTTTTGGTTAGTGGTGTTCTATTTTCATTCTTACGATCTGCAGCTATCAAAGCAACAATTCCAGCAACAAACGGACATGCCATACTGGTACCACTTAACATAGCCATCCCATTAGGTGGCCAGCACGATACTATCTGGTCGCCTGGCGCAACTATATCAACACGATCACCACGAGATGAAAAATTCGCTAAACGCTTATTGCGATCTATTGCGCCGACACCTATCGTTTCTGTATATCTAGCTGGATAATTAATAGCGTCTAATACTTGCCCGTTGTTGCCAGCAGCACAGATAATACATGCTTTTTGTGATGCCGTGATAATAGCATTATGTAACATATCGGTCGATGTCGGCGTTCCTATGCTCATCGAAATAACATCAGCACCCTGCGCTATCGACCAATTAAGAGCATTTATGACAGCTTGATCATAACAAGAATTATTATCTGAAACGACCTTCGCGATTAATAATTGGCATTCTGGTGCCACTCCAACAACGCCAAAATTGTTCTGGCGAGCACCAATGATACCAGCACAAAAAGTTCCATGGCCGAGCTTGTCTTCGACTCCTATTCTACTGCCGGTGAAATCGACACTACCGGCCACGGAACCAGCCAAGTCTTGATGTCGCTGTGCTATACCAGTATCAAGGACAGCCACTTTAATATTGCGTCCCTTGGTAATTTTCCACATATTTGGAATGCTTTCACAGACCAACCCCCAATTCATAGTCTCTGTACCGCTGCTACCAATAGCATACGACGGTAGATTAAATAAATATTGTTGCATGATATCACCCAAAATATCTTTAAGGGTGATATATTAAGACTTCAAATTATGTCTCTTGTTTGATATCGGTGGCATATTTTGTGCACATATTGGTATCGCACCTAATTGTTCAGCGAATCTTAAAATCTCACCGGCTATACTTGCATCGGCAGTGAGTTCTGTAAATCCGCCAATAGGTGCTAAAACAGACGCACTGATACTACTTGGGTTATAATTATCAGAAATACCAAGATCAACCTGCATAGATTCTTGAAAAGGAATAAGACCACCTATAATCTGCGTAGCTGCATCATTGATACCAATACAAGCAAGACCGAGACCTATAACTAAGTCATCGTGATTGCCAGGCCCATCTTCGGCCTCTGTCTTATCTGTATCACGTCCAGCCTTATCCTTTTTTCGAACATATATCTGTAATTGTTTTAGTAATCTGCGGCTATATATCTTATAACCACCCTCTGGCTGCAAATAGTCAATTAATGCTTTATTTAATGTTGGCTTCGACCCGCCACCAGTATAGAAGCCATATTCGGCTAGCTTTATTGAGCCACCTGTAGATGAACCCTTTTTCGGCCTATCGTTGATGTCTTTTTTCCGCCATAAATTCGGATACATCATATCGTAGCGCATATCGTCTATGAAAGCATCGCCGCCGTTATTACGCTCGATTACCATCAGCGCATTGTTATACCAACGACCAATATAGTCTGCTAATAACTTAAAATCCTTCGGATAACACCGTATCATCATCTCTGCGGCTTGTTCTTGCTCATCGATATCTAAGACCTGTAACCCGAAATAGTCACGACCTTTGCCGGTCGCAATATCAACACCAATAGAATAACGGTGCGGCTGTTCTCCGGGCTCAATAAGTCGTTTGCCGTCAAAAACAGGGCGTTTGCCGTGATTCGGCTTTCTCCATACCCACAGACCTTCGTCTTTATCTAATTCCCGCCTATCGCCATTGAAATTAATCTTTATATGTTCGTTTTTAACCGGATGCATATAAGGCTGCAAACCCTTAACACGCTTAAAGTCATCAGAAAGAATAGTCTGCAAATATGCTAAAACCTTCATATCGATTACAGTACTACCAGATCCAACAAATTCCGCTAGGATTTCTTGTCTGAACTTCCAGGTCTCGCCGCGTTCCTGTAATTCGCGGTATTGGTCCTCAAGCCACGGAGACCATTTTTGTCCATACTTTTCTATTTCTTCAGGTGTCACACAATTACGTAATCCGGCTGTCGGAGCAATAACCTTAAGATCGCCGGTCATTGCATCGCGATACCGGATTTCCCAATCCATATCCCACCAGTCAATCTGGATAGGATTAAAATTGTTAAACCCGGCAACAGCATCGGTCCAAGTGCTCCAATACCAACCACCGACACCACACGTCGTTGATACTACGATAACGCTACCGCCGTGGATCAATGTCGGCTGACCGGCTGCCCACATCACACCCATATCTCTGATAAATGCGGCTTCGTCGATAATATTCAATGAAGACGCATTAGATCGCAATACATCAGGATGAGAAGTGAGCGATCTAATGCGAGAACCGTTTGGGAATTGTATCTCATGTTCGTTTTCTTTAGTTGGCTTCCAAGCATCCTGCATCCATTGCGGAAGATGCCTAAACAAGAAAACGATATTTTCACGCAAGAAGTTGATAGCATCTTCGTCAGTACGAGATACTATCAAGACCGTCTTATTTGAGAAGAACAACGCAAACCATAATGCAAAAGCACCAGCTATTTTACTGGCACCAGTTTGCCGTGACTTCTTAAATATATTATATCTAAACTTCCTAAAAGAATCTAATGCCTTAATTTGGTAACTGAATGGATTCAGCGGCAAAACACCAGCAGAAGGGTGCTTGGTCTTACCGAAGTTCTTTAAGAAGAATATACATGATTTCTGACATCGACGTATTACTTCAGCCTGTGTCGGTGAAATATGCGACAGGAGTTTTGCCATTATTTATCCGATGGCTGATCTAATATCTTTTGCAGCTCTGCGTCAACGCCGGTGATTGATATGTTAGTTTGATTGGCATTCATGGCACTCTTTGTAGCAGCCAACAATTTTGATCGCGAGTCGAGTAGTTTCACAGCGTGCCCGTTAGTATCTGCTAAAACTCCAAGTGCCTTCACAAGAGACATTGTATCTGTCTCGGCATCGGCATTCAATCTAACACGACCTAATAATATATCAATTACCGTATCAATCTTTTTCCGGTCACTTTTAAGATTAGCCTGGACTTCGCCGTAGTCGTGGTCGAATTTATCGACAACTGCCTTAAGTTCAATATTAACAGAGCTTGCACTAGATTCAAGTGGTAAGTCGGGCTGCTCTGCTTTTTCTATCTCTGTCGAGGCGTCACTGAGTTCTGGCTCTGGGACAGTCAAATCTGTAGATGTCTCGGTTACAATCTCTTCATTGATAGGTATATCAATAGTCGCGTCTGCGATTGGATCTGGTTGTTCTAAATCAGCTAATAGAGATTGTAACTCTTCGTCCATGCCTTGGACAGATTCTTCAATCATTGAATTATTTCCCGTAGTGTTCAGACAACATGCTATCGAGACCAGCAAACCAATCCTGCCATTCTTTATTCACACCCGGCCTCTTCGCAAGTATTGTTGTTAGTCTGCGTAGAGATATTGGATTTGCTATGTCTGCTAATTTAGCTTGACACTCTTGCAATGGCTTGCCATGATTCAGCTCGATGAATTCGATAGCTTCTCTAAATTGTTCTGGATGTGCCTTATTGCGTTTGATTTGTTTTCGCAACGCACCCCTACCACGCGGAGTTGTTGTTGGGTCGTTATGCTGGCTTGGTTCGTGGTCAGTTCTATCGTCAACCTGCCGACCAAGACTAGTAGCTTGCGGTCCAATTTTGTCATGTTTCATTTGACGTTGAACACGCTTAGCTATACTTGTCGGGCTGGTTTCTAATATAAACTTATCGAAATCGTCGGCGGTTATCGTCTTCTCGTCAATCAGCCGCAGTATGTTCTCAGCCGATTCACTAACCGGTGTTGCATCACAGCACGTATTAAGATCAACACCAAGAAGTAGCTTGTTGTCTGCAGTTTGGTAAGACCAAATATGGCCATTTGGACATCGCAACCCGTGGCCTCTTTCGAGATCCTCGGTAGTATGCTTAACGACACCACCACACCGGCATCGAGAAACTGGTTTTTCATTACAGATAGGGCAGATATCTTTAGGTAGCTCAACCGATTCCGCTACCTCTGGCGTTTCGTCTTTCTTTATCTCTTTCTTGACTTCCTTCTCACCCTCTTTATAGTGTTCCGCCTCATCTGGAGCAAGTTCGTGTAAGACCTTTAAAAATTCGCCAGCATGTACGCGTTCTTCGTCGGTCACGCTCGTCAACACTTTCTTAACAAGTTCGTTGTCTGTAGCTTCGACAATTTGCATATACATCTGGGCTGCTTCATATTCAGCAGATATGACAAAACGAATTGCTCTGATAAGTTCCTCAGTGGTCAGTTTCCTACCATTCAGAGGCTCCGAAAATGGCGATGCGAAGTTTGGCATATTATTCCTCGTCTTTGCAATTAGGAAACTTCAATGGCGAAAACAAGTTCCTTCTAAAATATTCTTCGCCAGATATTTCGGAAAGATTCTCTGTATCAGGTAGAACATCAGTGTTCGGTTCGATGTCATCCGGCAGCACCGGAAGAGGAGAGACATTTGACATATCATTCCTCATCCTGGCAAAGAAATTGTTTCTTCAACTGTCTGTCGTGTTCGCTCTCATGGCTCAATGGTGAGTCTGTGAACTCATGAGAGCGAAGACGTAACATTTTGATGAAACCGTTGACTTGAACACGAGACAACCCTGAATGCTCTACAAGCTTGCCGATTAGGCCATCGTATGGCTTATCGTCTGTCTTGATTACGTGGCATAGCGCTTCTATGCATCGCACATGATCCCTATTATGTTTGCATATTTGAGATGCCTCAGTGAAGAATCTCTTCAGGCGATCTTCATCGACCCTATTAGTATTACAGAGATGGTCTTTATATGCCGTAGAATTCTTTCTGTCGCGTCCTTCTTTCTTCACAAAAGCCAGGATGACAGTTCGGCTAACCTGGCTCCACATATTAAAGACCTTAGAGTTGCCCCTGAATAGCACCGTAACCGAACCGCCAAATGTTCCCTGCTTTGGTTCGACGTCCGGATGGGAGCTTAATACAATTCCGCAATAAGGACATTTTGGTGGATTCCTGCCATTGCGACCGATAACGAATTTTTTGCTGTTTGGGGGGCAATATTTTGGGTCGAATAGCTGATCGAACGTAATAATACTATATTCTGATTCAGCTGGAACATATAAGGCTGAGCTAATAGGTCTATCTGGATTATAACAATTCCTGCAATGCGGCTTTGCTCTAAACTTATATAATGTGCGTTCGACTTGGACCCATGCTGTCTGAACAAGATCTCCAAAAGCAGATTCTTCTTGCCCTGGATAAATCATATGTAGATTCTGTTTTCTGATAATCTGTTTGATAAGTTCTGGGGCATGTGTCATTATCGAATCGCGTATAGCAACGTCCGTGCAATTCGTCCAGATATATCGTCGTAGCTTATCTTCTACGATTTCGTTGATGAAATAATGCTTCTTCGATAGTAATGCAGGGTCATCTGGTAGGACATCCTCTACATCATCTGACTGAAATTCAGTTAATTCGTCTAAATCTGCTACATCTAGGTCGTCTTCAATCAGCATGGCATATCCTCCAAAATTATTTACTTCTTGAGACATCAAACATATGCTAAGTATTTAAGAAGTACCCAATATACGGATACAAAAGACGGACTATGATAGCAACAATAATTACTAATAAAACTATTCAGCTGTCTAATTTGACTGTCTGGGAAGAAGAAATAATTGATACTAGGTTTAGCGCGACACGGCCTAGTGCACGCTTTATTGATTGTGCTGGTGGTTCAAGCTGGGATGGTGTCTATCGCAAATTCAATAGATCTAATCAGACATTAGCTAGACCATTTCTTGGCGAACTTCGTGCATTATGCAAAGAAAAAAACCTGCAATTGGTAGTTGCCGATAGAAGACCAAAATCTAAATATAAGCCAATTGACCAATCTCTAATAAATGAAGACTTCTTACCAGGTATAAAACTAAAACCATTCCAGATAGACGCCATCAAAACAGTCTATAAGACAGAGGTAGGAATTATAAATGTCTCTATGGGTGGTGGTAAGGGAGAATTAATAGCGGGCATCTGTAAGGCTGTACCATGTCCGACCGCCATTATAGCAGAACAAATTCAGGTCATAGAGCAGCTAAAGACACGATTACGATTGCGTGACGTCTGCCAAGAACCTGGATTATTTTACGCAGGTAAGATGCCATCTGGTCAACTAATTATAATTGGGTCTATCCAATCATTAGTCAAACCAAAACATCGACCAGAAAAACCATTGCTTGAAAATTTCAAAGACAGTAAATCTGGAACAGCACAAAAGAAATTCGAAAAAGCCTACAAGAATTATGAAATCAAGCTAAAAGGATTTAAGAGCAGGTGTAAGAAAGCTGAAGCACTGCACAAGCTAATCGGGACATGTGAGATGCTGCTGGTAGATGAGTGTGATCTGGCTACGTCATCTACCTATAAGAATTTATTTAGATTTTGGTTCAATGGTCGCCGACGATATGGCATGACCGGAACTCCATATGATGAAGATAAACCAGTTGAAAATCTAGTCTTACAAGAGCACTTAGGGTCTGTGATTTATGCCCAGAACAGAGAAGCTGTAGAGAAAACCGGCCTCACTGTACCGATAGCATATTATGCATTGGCATTCGGAGAAGGTGGTAATAAAGACGACGCCTCGGCCTTCGATATAGCAGTTGATGAGATGATGGTCCATAATGAGACCTTCCATCGCTTCATTGCAGCATTATGTAAAAGATTCACAGACGAAGGTACTTTAATATTAGTAGAACGTGATGATTTAGGCTATGCACTACAACAACTAATACCAGATTCAGAATTCATTCACGGAAAGACATCAAGAAAAAGAAGACCAGAGATTCTGCAAGATTTCGAGTCACGCAAATTAAAGGTCTTGATTGGCGGCAAGAATGTCAGACGCGGATTGGATTTGAAAGGCGGCTGCGAGAATCTGATATTAGCGACTGGCGGCAAACTGGCATCAGAATTCAAACAGCGAATAGCTAGAGCGGCTAGAGTGAATCAAAAGGGTAGTGCTAGAGTATTCGATATTTATTTCCTATGCAATAAATATCTCTATGGTCACTCAAGGAAGAGGTTTAAGGCAGCTGTCGCAGCTGGTTACGCCTCAAAAGTTATTTTCAATGATTGTAGCGTCGATGGTGAGAAATTTCTCAAATCGAGGTTTCATCGACCAAAACCGAAAAAGACTAAAGACTTGCCGGGGCAGAAGAAACTATTCTAGTTGGTTTTATTCGACCAAGCACTTCCGTCCCAAAAACATTCAGTACCATCGTCTAAGATATAGGGCTTCTTTCCGGTACAGATCGCATTGGCGTCCACTCCATTAAACCAGTGTTCGCCTATCATATACATCGGCTCACCGCCTGGTGGAGCCGCCATAAAACCTCTGATTGGGCTCATATTATCACGCTATCTCTAAATCTGGCAAGTGTCGCCATCACAGAATTTCGTCCCGACAGCATCTTCCATGAAGTATTTGTCGAAATCGAGTGGCTTGAGCTTAGCATTATAGGCTGCGACTTCTGCTGATGTCGCTGGTTGATATGGCGATTGCGGGAAGCCGTGGTCGAGATAAGGTAAAAAACTAATGCCTTTGAGTTCGTCATCAAACTCTTCTAAGACGTATGGCAAGTCCTTAGCTTCTTCTGGTCTGAATTGAATTGTGCATGATATCTGATTGTCTGCCCAGTATCGCTGCATATCGACAGCATTTTTCATTTGCTGCCAAATCGAGATTTCGGAAACTGATGGTATTTCTGGTTCCGATACACCGAATCTCACAATGCTCGTTTTGTCGTCTGTGATACATTTTTCGACATGATATCCAGCTTCGAGCACAGCATTAATAAGAACACTATCGCTTGAAACACGAACATTACGCCAATACGATCTGCTCGACGCTATTGTGAAATGGATACCAGCAGTAGCACCAGCCAACAACGACACCGAACCACTCGGTTTCACACTAGTGCATTTAAGCGATTTGCTTACGCACAACCATTCAGAATAAATCTCATCCCATTGTCTGACAATCTCATACCCTCTGCTGCAGAAGTCAGTAAGGACCTTACGACGACCGAATTTGGCGAATGCCTGAATAATACCGCTCTGCGACAAGCCAATTCGCCTATTACGCAATAACACTGCATTTGTCTTTTTGCAATGCGTCGGCAACAACGTAACTGTTTTAGCATAGAGATAAGCGAATTTCAATGTTCGGTGATAGTCAGCGGCGTCTTCATGGTGAGCCGGAAATGTCTCGCACAAGCAACAGAGTTCAGCGTCTTCTAGCGATTGTTCGCCGCATGGATTAGTCCCTATCGCCCGTTTGTCAATTCCTTCTTGGCGACCGTCTATCATGCGGCCATAATTCTGGACGTTATCGAGCCACAAGCATCCAGGTTCGCCATTTTCAGCAATCTGCTTTGCGACATTGTGATAGTCCATACCGACTTGTGCAAAGATTGAATTATTAGAAGCCCAGCGGTGAGACATTAACTGCTCACTGTGCATGGTCTTGTCTTTCATCGTCATGTAATCCCAGTCAGCAGGATCGCCAAGAGCGATTTCGCTTGATCTGCGGACATTACCGGCGACCACACATCTGCCGATGAAATTCATAAGATCAACAATATCAACGCTAGTTATAAGTTGACTCTTACGCCTAAGAATATTGCGGAAATGATGGACCACCATCTTATGTAAGTCGTGCAGGGTAGCTGGTCCGCTAGCCTTGCCGCCAAAACCCTTAATATCAGAACCAGCTGCCCTTATTTCAGAATAATCAAAATTGATAATGCCTAATTCTGGCCGATTTGTAAATGACTCAATCAATGCCCGTAATGAATCGACCCAACCTTCTCGCGAATCTTCAATAGCCCATGGGGTTTCTATGTCGTGCGGCTTTACAGCACTTATCTTGTTCGCACCGCGTGTATCAAATCCGACGCCGACACCAAGCATAGACATATCCATTACGAAGCAGAATGGCCATGCCGGGTCTTCGGTGATACTTTGAGTACTGCAGAACCCACAATTATTCAAAGCAGCAGATCCTAGCTTCCACATATGTGGCGTACCCATTACCCACAAACCACGTCCAGGCGGAAGGAACTTGAAATCCCACATGCGCTGGAACATCTCTTGAGCAGATTTTTGGGCTTTTGGTCGTGTCCACGGCAACGCCATGCCACCAAAAGCAATGTTCTCATCTTTTTTCTCGTCACTCTTATTGTCGCTCTTCTCGTCGTTCTTTTTCCTGTCCTTCTTGCCTTTGCTGCACCATACCCGTTGAATCTCATAACAGCCCTCGACAACACGCTGTAGCATATCAGCAAAGGTTTCTTTGGTGCCGTCTTCTTTGAGACGCGAATATGTGCGATAAAAAACAAATTCACCAAGGCCATTATAACCGAATTTCGGCTTCTTGCCAACAAACTTGGCCATAAAATCCGGGTCGAGTTTAAACGGAAAATCATCATCGATAGTCTTGCGACCATTCTTAGAAACAGGATTTTTGTATGTTTTTGCCGTAGGCTTGATTATCGTTGTTGTTGGCACAGCGTCATTCTCCAGTCATTACCTAAAATTGCTTTTGCTTTTGGCCGAAAATCACCATCTTTTGTGAGCCTGATAGCTACACAGTATAATTCTGATTCTGTTGGAAGTAAATCACGTTCATTCGGAGCAATTACAGATAACTTCGATAAAGCTTCAGTACACGCAAGTGATGTTGCTAGATATGCATCAGTAATATCACCACTCTTATACCATCTTACAATATTTCGCAGTTTGCCAAATGACTCGCGATTGAGAAATAACGCAACCGCCGACTTATTATTACATCTAGACATCACAAATGTATGTGCGTTACGTATTCGCTCTAGATTATGGTCGGCATTTGTTAATTGCTTCTGCATACGGTCATAGCACACATCTGCCATATTGCCTTGAAAGAATACCGAAAGACCTTTATGTAATAGTTTCTTCTCTTTCATATAGCTGACAGAAAAATAGATAAATGCTTTTGCTGTTGCTCTATCTAATTCCCATTCATCTATTCTTTGTGTTAGCTTTGTGATATATCGCCACTGGTATGTCTTCTGCGGATTAGTATTCTTTGGGAATGTTAACTTTATGCCATTCTCTGCGAACGCTTCTTGGCACCATTTCCAAGTTCGCATCGCAGCCGCAGGAGGCTCTAGTATTTGAGTCATTTAGTCACCTTTCGACAACACTCCAATACAAGAAGACACTCATGGCCAAATTAGAGAAAAACGCTGTCAAGAAATCTCAGGAATCGGTTGTGGAGGAAACACCACAAATTGACGCACGGGTAGAGTTTGAACAGCGATTCGATTTTTTTATGACTCAATTCCGCACACTTTGTGAAGAGGCCAAAGTTCCTATCGCAATAGCCATAGTCGTCGATGCCCAAAACCCAACAACGCCATTTATCTACAACCACGGTCATATATACGATCAAGCATCAGTTTTGGCGAGCGTACTACGCGATTTAAAGCACAAAATAATAGAGGATATCTCTGCCTAAGCTGGTATATCAACGAACAATTGTGCTATTTTAGTGCGCAATGCGCCGCATGGTAATGCGTCGTAGCATTCAAGCAATATCCTGCAGAGTGGGTTATGTTTATCAATCTCCAAACGATGAATAAATAGATCTAGTGATGGTGGGCACTTCAAACTAATAAATGCCTGCCCCCAAGTCCTATCTATCTCGCGTATGACTGGGGGAGCCAACGAGTCGGATTCATCACCATATGTACCGCGAATCGCTCCTTCAACAGATGCCAAGACTTTATTTTTTGATGCACATAAATACGCTTTTGTCGGATCTTGGTCAAAGACGATCAACCACATCGGTATGATCTTACCACTCAGTGTCAATTCGTGCGATTTATTCGGCAGAGATTCCACCAGTAGTCCGTCTTTCAATATCATCATTATTTAGCGCTACCCAATAAATTTCAATGGTGTCAGAATCTTCTAAAGCTTCGAATTTATGCCATACTCCTGGCGGTACGTCTGTACACATACCATTGGTTAGTATAATCTCGTCTGTTATCTCGCCGCTAAAAATAGTGACCTTCATTTTCCCTCGAAGCACAAAGAATCGAGAGAATTTGCATGCATGCCGGTGCTCAGAACAATAACCACGCGCAAGCGAGATTAATCTATTAACATCTACGCCATTAAGACAGAATATACTCTGTGTTAATCCCCAACACTTTCCCTGGACAGGACCAATTGGTATGCTCATAGTTAGATGCGTGATTTTTCGTAGAAGAATTTCACGTTGCGATCGCCTTCTACAATAATCTCATTAATCCCAACACCAGTCGGATCAGTGGGATCTGCGAGTTTATTTGTTTGGAGAATATTGTTTGCGGGATTGAACAAGTCTACATAAGAAACACCATCAACGTTCGATACAACCTCGATGATGTCTGATATATATAACGGTTGTCCAAGGTCTCTATTATTTACGTTGAAAAACGAATCTAAAGCTGCATTCACGTTCGTACGAACAACTGACGCATCAGCGTTTCTGTTGACTACAACAGTCATATCTGTAGTCACAGATTTTATGGCACCATCTAAGACGCTAACAGTATCGGTCATCACATTATATGCAGTCACGTAAGTTTGTACTGCTTGCTTAAGACCCAAGCTTGGTGTGACTAAACCGTCTGTACCATATGCGAGGATGTATAATTCGACTAGATTAGCATTTAGATCAGTGCGGACTGTAGCGACTCCTTTTGCTACAGATCCATATACTGGGCTTATAAAGCTACTGACAACTTGTGCGTAATCAGAACTCGTAGTGATACTAGCAGGTCTATTAGAAGCAAATGCTCTCACCACGAAATCACGCGGTGCTCGCTTCTTGGCCTGCTCCATCGTCTCTCTATCTGTACCGCCAGAACTCGCAACAAGATTCCTAAATGTCACTTGCACTGGTGCTGTGGCACTAGCAGGATAAGTTGGTGTTATAGATCTCGACTCATTTATCGCATAGCTACCAATTCTACCTCGTACACCTCCGCCAATACGATAGTTAACAACGATTTCTTGACCTGCTAATGGTGCCTTGCCATTAATGTCGTCACCAAACAACAAATCTATTCTGTCGGAGTAATATGTAATATTCACAACTTCCGAGTCTGCTGTATACGTCTCTAGTGGGTTCGTTGTCACTAACCATGGTGACGATGAGTTGCCGGTGACAACATCTACCATTATTGGTTCTTGTAGGATATTCGCAACTTTAATCGAAAATGCTTGATTTGGACCACCTGGACTAAATAACGTAACTGGGCCAGCGAATCTTCCTTCAATACCCCATCCTATAACACCACGCTTATTTGCAGGTATTGTTAAAGGAGTTTTAAAGTCTCCAGGAGCACGGAATAACTCATAATACAGCGGTTGGCCATCTGGTCCTGTTACAGTAAATCTAGCACCAGCGGCGATGTCGAGGTTTATTGTCAGAGCTGACTGTACTGCAACTTCTATATCAACTACAGCAGGTGTTTGTGATTTGATAGTTTGATTGATTAACGCAAGATGTTCAATTAAAGCAGTCTCTGTCTGACACGTTGGTAGGAACGATTCGTTCGCAAGCATATCAGATCGCAGACTCAACTTTGCGACGTTGTTGGCTTGCGTTTCAACCAACATCATGATGCCGCTATGTGCTACCCAGTCGTTAAAATCATTTGGGTAATATGTGCGGATATACTCTATAATTGCACGCCTCGACGTATCGAAATCCAATGCACTAAAATCAATACGGCGTAATTTAGCCGGTGGCAACATGACGTTAAATTCGTCAGGCGTCAGCGGCAGCTTAAACATTGTGTTTTCTAATTCTTCACTCATGTAGCTGCTCCTGGCGCAGGTATCGCCGTATTAAGTAAAAACTGTTCTGTTGGGTTGTAACTCATCTTTCCTGTTACTGTAACATTTAGTATCAGATCAGCAGGAACAGTCTGTAGTTGTACATCAACACCAATCAACCGTGGCTCATTCTGTGATATTGCAGAAAGAATATTAGAGCGAAGGTCAGATAAAACTCTTTCTGTCATCGGCTCAAAAACAGTAGATCGCAAAGTAGTACCAAATAACGGTCTATGTACACGCTCTCCAGGTAGCGTCAGTAATAGTTGCAATACGTCATTTTTCACCAAACGCAAGTCAGACTGGCGTGGTAGTATACCTCGATACCGGTTCGGATCAGTGTCAGGTTTGCTGGCAGAAGTCTGTACAACCGACAAGAAGGGCGGATTGAATCCAAAATATGTTGCTTTACTCATATCCTACCTCACCATCTGTGCTACTGCCAAGATCTTGCTTTCGAGACCAGACGCAGCACTTGCTTGTTCGTTCGCAACTGCAACCAATGCATTCATCTGGGCAACAAACACTACTAATTTCTCCTTGAGTGAATCTAACACAGGTTGCAGTGATGGATCTGATAAGACTAATTGCTCAAGTGCGGATATTGCTTTCTTTGTTTCGTTTTGATTTTTCTGATTTTCTGAAATAGCTGTTTCAGTATCGATTCTACCTTGTCTTATTATATTCAACTCAGCATTTAAGATATTAAATTGATTATCTGCAGAACTATTAATTGCAGTTATGTCTGCCTGCGATACTCCTAGCGATGATAGATCTAATATGTTAGTATCGTGCCGCACCTCTAGTACGTTAGACACTAACATTGGCTGAAGTGTCGATTCTTCAGATATTCCAAATTCCAGGACTTGCCCTACCTCAAATTGTTTCTTGGCTGAGCCGATTGTCGAGGCACTTGACAAAGTATCAGTATAAACACGCTTACCGTCCGGTTTTTGGGTATTTATCGGTTTCCGCTGCCGAAATTCTATTGCTGCCGGTAATTGAATTTCGGTTAGAGGCCCTCTTGGCGGAGATGTCATACTTATAGTATATGTAACATTACCGTCATCCGACGCCGATTGCGGAATTACTGAGACATACAGTGCTGTTGGGTAAGTTATTATCACGTTATATCTTTGTTGTACTCCAAATCCTTATTATACCTAGCACCGCGATTGGTCGGCTCGAGCTGTGGTACACTTGATGGCGTAAGGACTTCTGGAATTTCTATGGGAACTTCAGAATCGTATCCCTTCCATCGCAAAACTCTGTTAATCTTGATATATTGAGAATCAATTTCTAACATACCACTACCACCCATTAGTGTTACTTTATTATTGCTACGCATAGAGATATTCCGATTAGCGTAAACTTTAGCGTCTTGATTAGCTATTACTTCTACATCGCCAGCACAAACTATCTGTATTTTGCCGCCTTGTTCGTCATTCCTAATAACTATTTCACGCTTGATTTCATCGAACCACCAACAAATCTTAACAGCATCTGGTTGTTGTCTTGCTCTGCAGACTGTCAGCCGTTCTTTACCAGAGAACCATAAACCACGGTCATCTAAATCGACAAGCTCAGTCCATGGGTCGTCATCTTTACTACCATCTCTACATTCTAACCCTTGTTGAATTCCTTGTCGTGCCGGTGGATTAACTATATCTCCCCATGGTACATTATCTGGTGCATTACCGCCTGCAGTCTTAAATCTGATATACTCATTATGAAAGTCTAGTTTCATATGGTGAGATGTCAACTCTGTGTCGCCAGCGACTAATGAGTCTTCGAGAAATTCGTTGGCTTTTATGCCTTGCCATGGCATTGGATATAATGGCTTTGAGCCGACCATAAAATATTGTAATTTATCGTTGAGTTGGGCAGTTATTCCTAAAGGGCTTCCCCATGTAGTCTGATTTAGCTCATCACGCTCGTTAAATTCCCAATAGAATCCTCTTGGATCGCCCTCTACCTTTTTGCCTTGCGCCCCAGGTGTCCTGCGTCCTTTTATCAACGCACCATGACCACGAGGATTTTCTTGGCTGTCGGCGTGTTTTGTATCAGAACCTCTATCATCTAGAACGAACTTAATACCATAGCGAGTTACCCAACGTATCCAACGAGCATCACCTTTCCAATATTCGTTCTCTTTCTCTGTCTTCGTGCCTGTTTCATCAAGAAGTAATCGCTTTACAAAATCGTCTTCAACTGGGTCGAAACCAATATCTGACATCTGGAAAAGCATACCACCCTTTGTACGGTGCTTTATCCAACGCTCATCGTTAGTATTATCCGATATCGTACGCGGTTTGCCGTATTCACCTTCGCGTGTTTTATTCCATCCTACGTCACGCATCTCCATCTTGTGGCCGTATCTGGTCAACGACATCATCCTACGCTGGTCTGCACCAGAAGCAGAATTCTCGTTAATAAGTTTTTGCAGATATTTCCAACGCTCTATTTCCCAGGCTTCATCTTTTTCGACGTCGCCATAAAACTCACCATTGCTAGATTGCGAAGTACTAGACCCATCACTCGCTATTTGCCAATGATAGCCCTGGTCGCCCATCAATAATAAATGGCCATACTTACTTAGTCGAACCATAAACTTGCCATCAGGATTATTCATCTCTGGTGGCAATGTTGTCTGCTTGTAAGGTGTCTTATTACCGCTACTATCTGTGCTCGTTTGTGACTGTAGCGGGTCGTTGTCTGCTCCTGGCGGTTGTTGTTTGTGTTCTATTGGAAAGAAACCGACAGAACTACTGAGGTCTAAGTTACCGTAACGGTCTGAAGTTCCATTGCTCATCGGCCTAGAATCCTTCGGCAGATAAGCTTTATTGTAATCTTCAGGTACCTTTATAACATTACCTTCAGCGTCAACCGGTAGAGGTGTTACCCCATAAACTGCCGGATACGGATAAAATTTTCTTCTTGTCGGAGTACAAAAGCCAGTCCAAATAGGACCATACGGATGCTGTTTTTCAAAATCTATCCATACCCAATCGCCAATACATGGCGATGTCCAAGAACCAGCACGTTTGCCACCGAGATGAAATGACGACACAGCCCACGGACATTCTTCTGGCTTTAGGTCCCAATCATGCATCTCTGGGCACTTAAATCTAATCCTGTGCATATCAAGTGGGTCATTTGTCTCAACCACTAATGCTCTATATGTGCCCGGAAAGCGAGCGTCTAATGGACGTTCTCGGGCATTTAAGAATCTATCTAAAGCTACTGTAGCATTATCGCTCATAGTAATTCGCCGGTCATTACTGCTGGATTTGGAGCCTTGATTGTACTACCGACACTTGGCCAGTTCAATGTTTCGGTAACGTTATTTACAGCAAGCAAAGCCCAATCAAGCGACGAATCGCCATACAAGACATCAGCGATGAGATCTGGCCTACCAGCATACCGTGCATCAACAACAACCACAATTAAACTATCATATATAGCCTGACTAAGCGGATTATTCCATCTACCATATGTCTCACGACCATCAAATAGAATAGGTTCGGTCTGACTAAATCTTGAATATGATTGCATTTCCATTATTGCCATCCAGGTAAAATGCTTCCTTCTAATGTTTCGATATCTATCTTACTTATTGTTTCTTTGTCTTTGTATTTGCCAGTTAATATCTCCTTAGTCTTAGTCTCATCGCCCTTAGTCCACGGCTGCATTGCGACTTTGATGTTTGTTATCACGGGGTGTGCCTGATATACATTTGGACGACCGTTAACGACAGGTACATATAATGCTTTGCCATGCGCGACATCAATGTTGCCAAGTCGAAACGTCATCTCTTCTGCACCGCCAAGCTTCCACATTAAGAACTTAACAATAAAATTGTCGACGAGAGTATTACCATCTCTTTTTGTGTAATAGCTACGCAGATTTGTAATCTGTTCTCTTACAGCATCAACACCCCATCCATCTGTAGCACCAATAACATATGTCCACTCTAGCGACAATTTCCTTGCACCAGAAGTTTTATATATCGATATTGGTTGGTCGCCAGGAAGTTCTACCTCGTCCCAACTTCCAGTCCTATTATCAACCAATATCTTTGGAGGAAACTGGAACTTGATTGTCGTAGTTGTTTTGCTGCCCATTATAAAATGGACCGCTCCTGCTAACTTGACATCGAGTGGTAGTAAATTCGCTGCCATATTATTGCCAACTGTTCAATCTTGTGCTAAGTTTAGACGGTGACTCTCCCATCTTCGGAAGATATGTCTGTAACAATGTCTTGATGGCCCCAACATCATCGATGTTGCCGCCACTAATCTTCTGTACTGCTGTCGAAATCGTATCCATAATATCGATCTGGCGTTGCTGCATCTCTTCTTGCTTCCATCGATTAGCGACACTACCAGCTGTCTCTGTTTTTACCTGGACAGTCGATATTGTCTCGGCCATAACTTTCTTCTTATCGGGCTCTTCTGTAGTTGCTGAGACACCCAGTTTGCTAGATAACATCTCAAGAACAGTAAACGATGTCTTTAATGCATCCATCTGTCCTTTGATTTTGCTTTGTCCTTCTTCTATTGCATCTGCTATTCTGTCGGTAACAGTAGTAATGATTGGAATTATAAGCAATAAGTCTAAAAACGCATATGCCATTTGCCATGAGCTGAATGCGCCAGTAATAGAATTAGCAAATAGTGTGATAGATTCGGCTGCACTAGCTAAGTTGTCAAGATTAAACTTAGAGACCATCTCTAATACATCGCCCAAAATCATTAATGATTGGCTCGCTATCAAAACCCTGTTTGGATCGATTTTATTGATACCAGAAGACAAGTTCCCCATTGCATATGAGAATTCTGTGCCAGTGCCCATCTCTATAAGAAATGCAGCTATGCCAACAGCCGACGACTGCAATGCAGCACCAAACCTCTGTAATCTGCCGTCGCTAAGTAATCCCATAGTCTCTATAGCACTATCGCTTATCATATACATTGATATGCTTAAAAGAGCCATAGCGGCACCTAACGGCACTGCAGCTATAGCCATTAAAGATGCACCGATGCCGATTGTAATTGCAGCTGCAGCAAGCTCGACACCAAATGCAGTAAGTGCCAATCCAAAACCTATCAAACCCCATGCGCCACCACTTATATCATATAATTCTGCAAGGCCGCTTGCAACATTTTTAAATGCTAGTGAGATAATATACATCGCGCCAGCAGTCATCAACGCAGCAGCCCCAAGAGCCAGCAAAGCTACGACACCAACCCAACCAATCGTGCCAACTGCAAGCAATGCTGCCGTTAAGGGTGGCAACACTAACGTTAGCATACCCAAAACGATAGCAGTAGCAGCTAATGGTCCGACAACAGCCCATCCTAATGCAGCTACTTTCTCAAATGCGACAGCTACCATTAAAAATGCTGCACCAATAGCGACAGCAGCAATAGCTATCGCCATCATCTTTGGGACCGAGATTATAGCCATGAGTCCTTGCCACAAGGCAGCTAATGAGCTGAGAATAGGAATTAAAAAGCCAAGAGTAGGAATTAAAGCAGCCACATATGAAGCGACGGCACCGATAACAGGAATTAAAACCCACCAGACGAGTGCAAACCCGGCCATAGTGACAGCTAAGCCTTTTAAAATCTCCCAAAGTCCATTCCAACTAAGTATTGATGACCAAACAGATGTTGTTGTGTCATCGACAGCTTTCCCAAGACCTAAGAATGAGACAAAATCAAGGCTAATAATGTCAGCTATTTTATCTAACGTCCATGCAAGTACACCGAAAGCCTTTATAAGTAAATCGATGCCAGGTGCTATAACAATCATTATCTTGCTCCAGGCAGTCTGAATACTACCCATAGCTATCGTAAAATGCTGAGCTAGAGAATTTGTTGCCTCATTAAAATAAAAAGATGTTAGTGCCTCACCTTTAAGATCTTTTATCATTGCGCTACGCACTTTGCCCGATATATCAATCATATCTTGCCCAGTCATCTTAAACATATCACGCCCGCGTTTTTGAGCCTCTTCTTGCATCTCCATCATGATAATAAATGAATCAGCACTCATACCAGTCGCTTTTTCCTGGCTTTTAGCTACATCTAAAGCGATAGATCTGCCCTGTGCTGATGTAACACTATATCCGTGCATTTGACTGTTTATCTTATCATATATAACACCGAGCCCGCTTAGAGATTGAGCTGCCTCACGAGCACCTTCCGGTATCTTATCTAATTCTTCTTTACTCAAATTACCATAACCAATTAAGTATTTCGAGTTAGCTGCAAGTGATTTTTGGACTTCTGAGGCCAGTGCCGAAACTTGTTCTTGATTTTTATTAAGAGCGTTGCCCATCCCTATCAAGCCACTTTGATAGTCATTGATATATGTAACACCTTCCTTACCAAAAACGAAGTTTAATTGTGTTACTGAATTTGCTTGTTCACCTAGCATTCTAGATAACTGTTGTGCTGTCATACCCATTTCACGCATCACACTAGTATAATGTGATAATATAGCTCTTGATTCTTTTACACCAATACCAATTCCGGCCATAGAGCGTTGCCAGGCACCTAAATCTTTCTGATTAACACCAAGTATAGTAGAAAACTCAACGTTCGTCCGCACCATTTTCTTCAAATCATCGTCGTTAGTTCGAATAGAAGCACCGATGCCAACATATGCTTCTAGTACTTGTTTGCGCATCAAGCCGTACGCATTTGTCGTAGCGTTAACTTGCCCTATTATCTCTCTTTGCTGTCCGTACAGACGATAGTTTGCTGTACTGAATTTAACTTCTTCATCAACAAATCCCGCGAAAGACATCTTTGCGGCTTCGATACCAACTATCATATTGGCGAAGTTGGTTACTGTGTTCGAAATACCACCAGAAGTATGTAACCAGGCTGCCGCAACACGGCCACTTGATTCGACTTGGCCTTCGTTTTGTTTGTTCGCTTTATCGCCAAGCCCGACAATAGTGGTCCATGCAGCCGCTATTTGTGAACCAGTATTAACATGTTGCTTCCCTCTCCCAACTATAGCCTTATCTGTTGTATCTATAGATTCCCAAATATCAGCTATTTGCTGACTGGCATTAGTATATGTACCAGCTTGGGCTGTTAATGGTGCTTTTGATATTTCCTGAACAGAGTCCATTATTGCTGATTGCTGTTTCGCTTGTGCTATAGCTTCAGCCGATATGAGTTTGTTGTCTTTTAGCACTTGCGGTAGCCACTTACGCATCTTGTCGAAGTCTAAAAACGACTTCAAATTCACTTTGGACGTTTTAGTAACCAGCTTGTCAATCTCACCATAGTGCTTTTGAATAGCAGTGAGATCGGTTTCAAGTTTCGTTGTTGTCTTTGACATCTCCTCATTTGTTCGAGCAATTCTGTCAAACTGTGTCTGCATCGATGCTAGGTCACCATCTATCTTAGTTGTAGCTGCAGACAAATCGGTACTCGAAGCCGCGATTTTTGTGAATTGCTCTTGTACAAACGTCAAAGATTTAGTGACTGGTGCGGATAATATATTAGCGACACGTTGTATTCCGCTTTGAATGTTATTGATGGAGCTTAGGATATCTCCGAGACTAGCTATAGCGGGACCAGTTTGTAGTTGGAATGCAAGATTCAGAGCATAACTATTGATGTCGTCTGCCATTATGCTCCCTTACCAACGGCTGTTGCAGCTGCATCTCTGTCTAGCCTATAACAATACAAATCAGTCACCCATGAACCTGGACGATATAGATGACTAAAACCATACACTATCCAGTTGCCCTGCACAAAATACGGCGGACCGCCTGGTCAAGACGACTTTAATGTTATGAATATCGTGTCCGCACCAAGACCCTCAGATCCAGACCAGATATAATGACCAAGCACTCGCAACCGCATCCGCAATAATGTTGAACTTGATGATAGGTAAGCACCTCTAGCCCTACCATCGATAAAATCACGGTATTTCAATCCCATATCACCAGCAGAGAACTCTGGTATTGATGATATTCCAGTCCAACCGACAGAATCAGATAGCGGATCAGCCTTGTCGTTTGGCTTGGAATATGACCGCAATAATGGCGTTGTGTTACTCAATCTGCCAGCACCATCTGTCTTCGGTTTATATTTCTTGCTCGTCTGTGAATCACCTACATAAACAACATCTTTATTTTGTTTGAATAGTGACTGGTCAAAATATTGACCGGATATAGAAGACATACCGCTTGTGACAAGCTGTTGATTCAACAATTGTAAGGCGTTATCGCCTATGAATTCCCATTCTAATATGTCACCGGGTTTAGTGTCTGATGTTCCACCAAAACCACGCCACTCATATGTAGCCCTGTTTTGTGACTGAACAGCAGCCTGCTCTTGAATTATTAAAGTATCACCATCAGGATACAAAAACCAGCGTGTCTTGTTGTCAGACAAGCTCGTAGACCAGTCTAATAATGACAAGATGAACGTCTTTGGGTCCATCCTCAGCTGCCACCATCTATTGAATTCACTATCTTTTGTCTTGCCGTCGAATTTTACTTTGCACTTATCCTTACTATATCTGCTCACTACTTGTTTTATGACAGAGGATACATTACCTTGATAGCTCCCGCCACCAGCATCACCAGCCGTAAGAAGATAAGATGGAAAATCGACGGCGAGTAATTCTATTTCAGACGAATTTTTAGTACTCGATGGTGCCATAGTCACCAAAGCATGCGATTGCTTAACTGTTTTCAGATTCGAATTCCATCGAACAAGACTTTCTAATTCTACTGGGCTCCTCGTTTCGTTACGGCTGTATTGAAAATAATCGTTCCCTACAAAATTTTTGTAAATAGTAAAGTGAGGGTCAGAAAATTTGGCTCTGACTTGTTCGCCGCCATTGAGCATGGCGGTGAATTCGTATTCGAGACAGTTACCGCCAGAGTTTGGCCATTCGTCTTCACCACTCGCTGTAGGTATGTTCAACTTAACAACAACCGCTGGGGTTGCGCCTGTTTGGACGGTACTATTATCCACTAGACGCTTAGTAGCCACATGAAACTCCTCTTTATCAATTTTGACCCCGCGAAAAAACCAGAACTATTCCTCCTGCTGGATGATGACGGTAAAAGACTCGTTCTTTTTAAGCACTCCGCGATGGATAAATCCGAAATTCCGATGATACGAGCCGCATCATCACGGCTAGCCAAAATGCCTGTTCGAGAAAGGATGGGATGGTTTCGAAACCTACGCTCCTGGAAGACGGCATATAGGCAATTCACTAAAGCTAAAGTTACCATTCTGTCGGAGTATCCGTTAAAGTAACCATTATATCTACCGAATTAAAGAATAGTTCTGTCGTGCTATAACATATCAGGAGAAGCACGATGAGATACGAAGTGCTAAGAAAGAAATATCAAGAGTGCCACAAAACAATCGCTCGTATCGCCGACCTGAAAGATAAGGCAAATAGCGGTAAATTATCACCCGAAAGGCTCACAGCTTGCCGCCAAGAGATAATGCGGCTAACGGCGGAAGTTGCCGACCACGAACGGCTTTTCGCCAATCTTCTGAATACCAACGACCCGGCTTGGCGTAAATTGTCTAGAGAGCTTGATACTGCATTAAATGAGTATCAAGCTCCGGTTGTCAACTCAATGAGCCTTCGTCGGATGGCCAAGAGTTTCATTGGAACTATATCACTACTCATTCTGGGAACGTGGATCATAGATGGTCTGCGTAAGAAATGATGCAACTGACCAGTAAAGAAATCAGTGTGATTCTCAAGTCGTTACAAGAGAAATACGGCTTCGGCTATAGCGATGCCGAAGAAAATGGTGTCAAGATTGGTCAGCTACAGGCCAAACTATCTGTAATGGCCGAAGTTGCCGCATCATCCGGGCGTTAATTTAATTCAAGTAGCTTAGGCTTGACGACTTCGCCCATACTTTTCAATTTGTTTTCAAGATATAGTTTCTGTTGTATATTAAGCGGCTTCACGCTCTTCTCAAATGTCTGCCGTATCTCGGACAGACTAGCAACTTTTACTAAGTCATTCCAATCATTGCTCATCTTGCCATCAGGCAATTTTACAATGGGTGGTAATGCATAGTAAATCTTATAGTTGAGTGGTTGCAGTAGTAGGGAATTATGGAATATACTACTAATACCAGCTTTATCGTTGTCAGGAGCAAGAATAATCCCATCTTTCGGACCTATGAGCCGAATTTTCTTAGCTTGTGTCTCGGTAAGTGATGCTCCACCGGAAGCGACACACTGATCTTCGAGAGTTAGGCAATTAAAGATGGATTCGACTACTATCAAAAAACTCGCCGGTTCTACTTGGTCAAACCCGTAGAAAAACTGACCTTTCGTAACTCCGATACTCTCTGGAGGAAATCGAAATATTTTGTTTAAGCGAGATCTACTTTGCCAATATACTATCTCATCATACTCAAAGAAAGGCCATACTACATTGAGACCGCTATATCTAATCTTATACTTGTTTATCTTCCTATTATCAACTCCTCTGCTCGCTAACCACGAAATCAATCCGGCGACTAATTTTGGTTGTGATTCGCCAAACTCAGCCGTTCCCTCTGGAAGTGCGAGAGCGGCATTTTCTTTGAGTTCTGGCATCAGACGTGTTCTGTGCCATTTAAATAATGCACGAGCGCCAGAAGATGAACCGAGAACGTCCTGGACGGCTTGCGAAAACGAGCAATTTCCGCGTTTATGAGTCAGATATTCTTGGACGAATCTCAAGAATGTTCTGTGATTCAGTTTTCCAGTGCTTGGATTGATACCGGCCCAAGTAGAATCGCCACGCCAATCATGAGCGTAGCCTTTTAAAACACTGATATTGAAATGAAACCCTTCGTCGCCATCGAATGGATTATTGATACGTAACTCGTCGCCTCCCTTCCGTGGCTTGCACTCAGGGAAGTTATTATAGACCCACGCACTTATCTTGTCTGGCGGTATCGGGATGTGCATTTAGTATGAAATACCGAAGTAGAATTAGCTAATTATAAATGTTGTTGAAGCATGAGCATAGGTTGCGGCACTGCCATTCCAAATATAGCCAGCAATGTAGTAAGTCCCCTTCGGAACAAGATTGCCACTGGTGTCACGGCCATCCCATACCCAGTTCGACCAGCCGTTCGTAGCCGCAATAATACCTATCGAAATCCAAATTGGCGTGCCTCCCCATGCGGGGTCAGTCGTAATGCATAAGCAAACAGTAAAACCAGGTTGCACACCAACAGCAAACCAAGAAACCGTAACATTAGACCCTTGGAGATAATTGCCAGAAAGTGGCGCGTTTAGTACCCATGATGTCGTTGGTGATGGGCTTCCAGAAACTTGCGATCTCCAGATACCCAGAATGCCACCTGATGGTGCTATACCTTGATAGCCCTGCCAAGCACTAACCCATTGGCCGCTACCAGACTTGCGTGTAATTGCTGGATATTCTTGATCTCCAATGCCACGATGTGCAAGACCAGGGTTGTTAACAACATAATCACCAGTTGTGGCCACACCAGCAGAGTTATATGACTTAGCGACTATTCCATAATCTGCTGTGATTGGGTCATCAGGCTGATCATAGCTCTGCCATACAACAGTGAAATTACCATCACGGTCACACGCAACATCTGGGTTCCATTGCCAAGCCGCTGTCTTTGTATTAACTAAGAACTCACCACCTAGTGCAGCGCCAACTGCATTATATCGCTGTCCATATATGCCCCAGCCGCTGCCATCTATTGCGTACGACTGCCAAACAACTACAAAGAGACCGTTTGCTGCTACCGACACCCTTGGTTTTTCTTGCGTATTTATTACTGTTGTATTGACTCTAAATTCTGTACCGGACTTCGTACCAGATGAATCATATCGCTGGCCACCGATGTCATAATCAGAGCTGCCTCCTCCACCCCACATCCTATAGACAATAACAAAGTTACCACTATCAGCTACGTCGATATCTGGAGTATGTCTATCAATGCCGCCAAGTCCGGTTCCCCAAACTTCGAAGTTAGTAATGCCAATCTTAGCACCAGCAGCATTAAATCGCTGAGCGTAGATGCCCTGGTAGCCGGTACCATTAAAGTATTCTTCCCATGTTACAACAAAACTGTTATCAGACCGCATCCCTATAGCTGGTGTGTAGTAGTGAGTATCTGCTAAGGCATTAACGCGGAATTGCCCGTTATCGCCAGATACTGGGTTGTATATTGGGTTTCCGCTTGCGTCGTATGATCGACATTGAACACCTTCAGAATAATCTAAGTCTGGGCCAATCCAGATAATTCTGAAAGTACCATCTGGTGCCATCGCAACATCAGGAACATGACTTGTTTTATCAGCATATGATGGTACTATGAAAGCACCAGTAATTGCCGTATTATCTGATGCAAAAACTTGCGCCATAACAATCGGCGCAACAGCGTTGTCTTGATTCTCCCAAACAATTACGAATTTGCCGTCTACTGCGTCAGATACACGTGGAACGCCATATGCGTGGCTTATTGGTGCCGATAATGATGGCGATGGGCTCAGCGATCTAGATGGCGAAGGTGATGGCGACCGTGAAGACGACGGAGAGGGAGATAATAGTGAAGGTGAGGGAGACCGCGAGGGAGACAATAGTGACAGAGATGGTGATAATGAAAATACTGGCGACCTAGATATCGAGGGCGATGCCGATATCGAAGGTGAAGTCGACAAAGCCGACACTGATGGCGACGGAGACGGCGATACAGATATCGACGGCGACAATAACGAAGGAGATGATGAAGGAGATAGCGATTGCGACTGCCAAGATGAAAACGATGGCGATGGTGATGGCGACGGGCTAACCGATGGTGAAGGCGGCGGCGGTAGTGGTGTTGGAGATGGAGGAGGTGGCGGAGGTGGAGGAGATGGCGGAAGTTTACAATCTTCTATAAATTCTCCAAAGTAAGTCAATTTTCTTGGGCAGGTCGCAACAGCACTAAACCACATTTGAGAGATTACGACGCCAAGAGCATTCTTGCCTTTAATAAGCCACAAACGCTGTGTTCCGCTTGGATGCCCATCAATAATCACAGACCCAGATGGTGGAAAACTACCGTAATAAGTGCCATCACAACCTGAACAACATAGGTCACGACAATATAACTCTGTTGTTGTAATATCTGGTGCATCGCTCAACCATTCAAGTGTATAAGGCATGTCTGCCCGAATGAACGGTGTGTTGTATCCGGCAGCGCGAAGATATTGATAACCGGGAACAGGAAGAGTAACAGTTAACTTTTCAATATATGTTGGATTTGAAGCAGCAGTAGAAGTTCCAAACATCACATCATAGGTAATATAACTACCTAAATTGACAATCGACCCTAACGAACCAAGTACCAGCCCGCCACTCCAAACATCACCGCTTTGTGGAAGCTCATAGCCAAAATATTCTAATTGACGCGTGCTCCATAACGCGTACTGTGTGGTGAATATTGTATGATCTATATCGATTTCAAGTGGTTGCGAAGCCCACTGATTTGTTTCAAGATTAGCAATCGTACATGGAAAGAGCACATTAGCGTCACTAAGAAACGCCCTATAATGCTCAATACTAGGCCAACGGCAAATCCGCAATAACGAAAGAACAGATTCTAATGTGTCTTGATCGTATGCCACCGAAACGTTATCTTGATGTTGTGTTTGGAGCCTTCTATTAATCCTTGATGTGACTCCTTTACTATCTGTCACCATCAAGCTGGCTGCAGTTACGTTTCCCCACATATTAACAAACGGGGTACCAGGTACTAAACTAGCACTAACAAACCCAGTTAGCATATATCTATTATCAAACGAGACTGGGTACTGCTGGACAACAGATGGCGTTGAGGGCTGAGCAGTTTGTCTTGTCTCTATAGTCATATCACGCTCCGCCCTGCAATACGGTGAACCAGCATGTATACTGTGGAGTTGTCGAGACGCCATCGTTATTTGTGGCAACGATAGTATAACTGTGTGTTCCAGCAGCGCGTTTTCCTATCGCAACACCAAAGTTTACACCACCAATACTGGTATTAGTATGTGGACCAGTTGTGATTGGGATGTTTACGCCATCTAACCACAAAGCCGCAGAATAAACGCCCTTTTCGGCATCATATGCATTGAATGTTATTACTAGATCTTGGTTGGAATAAAGCGTCGTTTGTGTTTGTCCGGCTGTTTGGAATGTAGGAGTAATCCGCTCTGCGTCGTTATATTGTGTGATTACAACGCTTCGAATGGTAGCGTTCGCACTCGGGATTATCGTACAGTCAGTTGGAGACGGTGTACTGGTAATCGGCATCGGCAACTGCCCATTAACAGCTGTGATGTAAATCCTGTAATAACGATAGGCTATACCATTGCTAAATGTAAAGTACGGGCTCCACGCATTCATACCGGGTGCGTCAATGTTAACTCTGGTGTCTAAAGTAGCCCAGTTCGCACCATCATTAGAACCCTGTAAAGAGAAATCTCGCGGGAATCCGTCGCCGCTGTTATAGTTCTGCTCGTTGATAATCTCGCCATTCACAACAGTCGTGCCGTTGTAGTTCTGCTCTTGAATAGCATATTTATTTATAGCTGTAGCACGACCGGCACCAAAATCATATTGGATATACCAAGGAGGAACCGATGTCGCACTTATCCATCTATCTGATTCATTAAGATTTGTGCCGTTGAATGCTTTCCAGGCCGAATAGTAAGTTGAACGATACTCAGAATAATATTCGCTAGTAGCGGCTACAACATTCGGATCTGGGACAGTGTTCGATGCCATTATTGTGGTACAAGTGCTAGTTGTAGCGTTGTCAGCACCGTCAACAGAAAGGCATATTAATTTAAGCTCAGATATATTAACTTCAGTACTACCACCGACGACAGCTGTGATATTCAGCCTGTAATATCGATATGCCGCACCATTATTAAATGTGAAATATGCACTCCAGGCCGCTGGTCCAGGTGCACCGATATTGTTTCTGGTGTCTAACGTCACCCAATTCGTATTGTCGTTAGAACCCTGAAGACTAAAATCTCTCGGGAAACCAACAAAATTCGGCGAATTGCGTTCTTGAATTGCGTATTTATTAATGACTACGCCAGAATGAAAATCATATTGCAAATAATGCGGGAACGCCGTCGATTGGCTAGCCCATATATCATTCTCATCAAGACTAGACCTATTAAACGCTTTCCAAGCAGGGCAGAAGAATGAAGCCTCTTCCCACGTTATCCATGAGTTACCGTGAACAAATGGATCGAAAACGATAGCACCGTTGGGTCCAAATAGTTTGTGTGTATAGGTATGGTCAGATTCACCATTTTGCAAACAACTAACTCTTCCATCTGGTAGTGGCTGCACTAGTACACATGCATCAAACACAGAGCCACGAGGAGGACCCTGGTCTTCTAAGCAAATTAAATAAGCACCAGGTATTGTTCTCGGGTCTATAAAACCAACCATACGAGCTGGGTCGTCGCCGCCAGCCAATGCCCAATTTATTTCATAATCTCCGCCAATCCAATGATAGAAATCAGATGTTGCTGGATCTAGTGTTGTTTCGATTTGTTGAACGCCATAACGATACGACCTAAAAATATACATCCCTAGATGAGAAGGATTGTTCTCAGCTCGTTCGCTATCTGCACTGCATATGTATGGTGATGGCGTCGTATTTGACGTCATTAAAGCAGTGCACGTATCTGTACTAGCATTATTGTTGCCATCTGTCGACAGACAGATAAGCTTTATTTCGCCAATAATGACACACGGTGACGGGAATATATCAAGCACTACGATTGGAGGTGGCGTTATCTCGGTCGTAGTCGTAGTCTGTTCGACATATGTGACGGTTGGTGTTATTTGTTCTACAACTACCGGTTGCGCTGGCATTTCACTGGTATCCATACCTGGCATTGGTAATCCAGTGCCGGTAATAACACCAGTGGTGCTAACTGTCTTATTGAACCGTATTGGTAATATCTCACTCGCGGAAATTCGTGCCTTTATTAATCTGAAAACGCACGAATCGTTATAGCAACCTGGTGTGAAAGGATGAACCGGGACAATAACCTGCTTATTAACAAAGACGATGCTGTCTCGGCTTGCTACTTGTGTTGAGTATGTAATCTCTGTTAAATCGTTAGTTGATAAATCTCGTTGGAAAACCAAATATTCGCTAGTAGGAAGTATGTTCTTTTTGGCGGCAACATCTTTAACAGTCACCACTGTAGTAGGATCGAGCAGATCGCGTTCTAATTTAATGTCGGTAATGCCATATTCTGGCATTACTGTTGTATCCAAAATTTTCTTGTTCTGTAAATAAGCAAGCAATTGTGAAATGTCGCGACTGTCAACAATCCCATCGCCACTAACATCAATGTATGGTTGGTTCGCTGGTCTGTTCTTTGGAAGCGGTCCGGCTCCGTGAGCAGAAATATAGTTAGCTATTGCATTATAATCATTGATATCAACAACACCATCACCAAGAACGTCAAATCTGTTTCCTGGATTTTGCCATCTAGAAGAGCCTAATATCACACTACTTGTAGCGAATCTACTTACTGACGGCGTGACCTGAATCACCTCGACATATGTTGTTAATCCGATTTTGGTGTACTGGATCATGTTTTACGATATAGTTAAGATAAATGATTTGCTGCATCTCGTCGAACCATCAGGCAACGTTGCGTTGACTTTGTACTGGTACGTCCCTTTCAAAAAACGAGATGTATCGACCATATATCTGAATACATATGGATTAGAACGATACGACCCCTGTCGTAAACCTATAGTCAAAGGTTCTTCTTCAACCAGTACTTCGTTATTTTCAGTCTGGATTGTTATTGTACCGATTAACTGCGGTAGAATCGGTGCTACCAAATTAAAATCATAATCATATAGTGGTAACGGCATAATGCCGATTTCAAGTGGTCTTACTTCTGGTTGATTGAACTTTTGATCAAGAGGTTCAAAACCAAGTCTGACCGATGTGAGAGAATCCTGAACATCCCAGTCATCAGCATATACCCAAAACTTACTACATGCCTGCAATATAAGACCGCTCAACGCCGGATCATTTAGGTCTGGATATCTATTGTGACCATCAGTTCCAATAGCACACGAATCAGCAAACTCTACTAAATCACATGGGTTTGTTGGGAGATAGCTCCAAACATCAAAATAGACATCTGGTACTGCTGCATCTGCCGGGATATCTAAAAGCAGACGATATTCACCTGGTAGTATTGCTCCCTGTTCACCTTCAGTCCCGCACAGACCATCCGGCGTATCACCCCTAATATACTCAACAGGAGACGGATAATTCGACTCCCATGGGTCGACCACAATAAACGAGGCAATTAAGTTTGATGGTATAATCTGGGTTTTATAGATTTCGACCTTACGTAATGCGTATGGCGCAGTTGGAATTCCACCACGAAGAAATCGTGTATCCAATTGTACTGTGTTGCCACGCCGAGCAGAAATTCGTTGGTATATAGCCATACTGCACCTCATTTCAATATCTTTGCTAGGGCCGAAGACCCAATAGATTATTAGTGCGGTAGACTAGATGAGCCGGAAGCCTTGCGGTTGCGCTCTTCTGCCGTAGTCTCTAATTTCTTCGCCCACCAAGCACGCTCTTCGCCAGTCATGGAATTCTGTTCGAAGATAGTAAGTTCACCGGTCCCACCCATTCCGCAGCGCAACATGAACTGCTGTTCCATCAGCATATTCCACTCTTTTTCACATTGCTCGTGGGACCGCCGGGCGAAAAAAGGATTCGGTGATCGGAAGCATAGCACGATGCGTTTCACCGCAATTCGCACATTGCATCTCAACCATCGTTTCGATACTGGGGGTATGTTCTTGCAACCACTCCCTAATGACAGCAAGATCGGTAGAATGCATCTTGCTGACAATACTCCTAATCTTGAATCTGTCTGTGCTACCCATAATATCGACAATCACAGTCTCGATATTCTGTGTGACGATATCGTCTAGTGTGATCTCTTCATGACTTCGGTCCACGGGCTGTTGTGGCCCTCTTGGCCTAATTCTTGCCCGCGAAGTGTTACCAATAACATTTTGGGCTTTCTTTGCCCTTTGTATCTGGCTGGCATCACGAACTCGCAGATATCTGATAGATGCCGATACTGCTCTGCCGATTGTCTTACTCAAGTACGGCAAATCAATCCTAAACGGCTCTGACCCGAGAGATTCGTCTGCCCAAACGATAGTATTAACCAATTCATTCAAATCGATGTTATGGGCTGCGACTTGTTGGCACTGCTGATTTGGACAAGTTGTAGCAAATTCGTATTCATTGCCATGAGTAATACCACGTAGGTAGTATAATAGATAGATCTGATCGCCAACAAGCATATCTTGAATATCAAAACCGTCCGGAAAACGGCAACATTCTTTGAGCATGTAATCAATTGATTGCCCGGTTTGGGCTAATCTGGCTGTCGCTAAGATTTTATCAATCTTGGCAGACCAAGCCTTAACTTGCACCACACCAGAAGTCCAGCCGTAATATAACCCCTTGCTAGGAAGAGTAGTCTCTTCCCATGGGATAAGTTGTTCGGGCGTAGCTCTTGCGATGATATCGACTATATCAACGTCGGATGCAGCATCACCAATTAAACCTGCAAGTTCTGCGGTTGGAGATCCGCCAAACGATTTAACTTGTTGCTGCTTAGTTTCGACTGGTTTCTTGTCTTCGCTAATCGAAGTTTCTTCTGTGCGATCGTCGAGCATAAATACCTCTGCATCTAATATTTGTACGTTTCTGGATTATCTACTTTATAAAATTAATTAGAATCAGGCGCATCTGACTCTGCCCAGTCGTATGAAATAGTTACTTCAATAACTTTAATATCAGTGCTCGTATAGGTCAAATCACCTTCTTTAACAATACTTGGCCAACTTCCACGCAACGTCCAGGTGGTTGATTTCACCCAATCTGACGTATAGGTGATTATTTTACTATCTTTTTTGTATTCGGTCGGAGCTTTGAGGCCAGTAGTATGTGCCCAGACCCGTTCTCGCCAATCCTTCAATATTTTAGATGCTTTTGTTCCAGTAGATGCACCTGGAGAATCGCCAGCAAGTACAACATCATAAAATGTTATTCTGACGTCTTCCCAAGTTACCATACCAGCATATTTATAGACCAAAGAAGAGCCATCAACAGTATCCTTGCTTATAGTAAAGGTAGGAAGAGTGGCATCTTTGGCTAAAAGAGCCGATGTCATTTGTGGGTCTTCAAATAAACTGTCAATTTCCCAGGTATAATTATAAATTGGTTTTATGTTCGACGACGAGCGTGTTCCCCCAAGTCCATTTACATTAAAACCAGCCATTATTTGCTCTCTTGTAGTTGCTCTTCCTTTGCTTTGTCCATCTCCAGCGTAATTGTGACTTCGCTTATTTTAGACGAAGTATAATCTAATTCATCTGGAGTCACTTTGGACGGCCAGCAACCATACATAGTATATCGATAAATAGCAGCACCAACACCATTTAACATCTCAAGTGTGCAAGTCTGTTTCGTAAGATTAATCGCAGAGCTATTGATGTCGATAACTTTAGTCGACCACCATTGATAAATCTGAAAAGCTGTATCAGTATTTGTTATGACGTGGTAGAAACTGATATCTATCGGAAGCCATTTCTGCTTACCAGGAAACCAAATAACATCTTGCCCGTGGTGTAATTGTGCTCTATCGAATTCAATCTTTGGTCGACCGGCTTTATGTGCGTAAAGCAATATATCTTTTACAGCATCAAGGGTAGCAAACTTCCAACGATGTTGGCGTGCCGTCTCTACAGTGGCCCCAGGCTGCTGCGCTTGATTATTCTCGCCGATATTAAATCCTGGCAAGGCAAACTACCAATCAAAGTGGAGGAAATGTTACCGAACAGATACTTTAGGTTTGATATGGATATGATATATACGAAGAAGGCCAGCAATTGCTGGCCTTCTGTTGTCTCTAAGCGACTAACTAGGCTTTGATAGCCCGGTCGTATCTCAGCGTGCATTCACACGTAGCGATATCGGTCGCCGTGTAATCCAAATCACCCCAGTTGACTTCCTTGGGCCACGCATTACACATAACCCACGTCTCTGTAGTGTTACCGGCAGCACCAATCATCTCTAGTGTCGCCTGTTGCTTATATGCTGACGGAGCATAAACGGTG